CTTCTTCGTCTTCGCTCATCTGATCGGCTTTGTAGCCGTGACTCTCGACGTGACCTTTCGCGTTCTCGGCCTCGTCGAACATTGCTTTCGGAACCGAGACGGTGTGAAGCACCATCTGGCCCCCCTTCACTTCCGTCTGCTCGATTTTTTTTTCTTCTTTGGGATCGGGTTCTGCGCTCTTCTTGCCACGCTTCGCCATGTCGCTCTCCAATTGACGAATGTTGAGAAGCTCTTCTTCCTTGACGCCAAGCACGGCGGCGAAGCCTCTAGCCATCGCGGGCGAGAGCGGACGATCACCGGCCACTACCTCTTGAACGTCCATCATCTTACAGCCACACATCTCGGCCACGGAAGCCATTACCTTGGTATGGTCCGTGATAGCCTTGCTCACAGCCAGGTCGTTCAGCCGCCGCTGCAAAGCCGCCGCGACCAGGGCGCCCTTCGAGGTGAGGGTCGCCACCTCGAGGTACTTGCAGCCGAAGTTGTTTCCAAGCCGCTTGTACCGCTTGACGAGAGAGCCGATGCTGTCCTGGTTCATCGGGATCGGTACGATGCTCTGCTCCAGCAATTCCCAATCCTGCAGAACCGTAGTGCCGTCTGGGTCTTTGCCCTCGGTGAAAGTCTCGTAGCCGAGCGAGAAGGTCTTGAGGATTTCCTCCTCGACCAGATCGCGAACGACGGTGATTTTCTCGGTCTTGCTGTTGGAGATTCGCACCCGAGTATGGATGCCTTCGTCCATCGCCTCGACGGTCATAGCCTTGCCAACCGGCATGACACCAAACGCTTCGTCTTTGCCGTGGTTGAAGAGGACGACCGGATTCTTTTTGTAGTTGTCGAGGCGCCCGCCCTTGGGGTTCATGCGCTCGTTTACGCGGTCGCTGACGTTCTTATTGCTGAAGCCTTCGATGATCACGGAGCCGTTGGCAGCCACCGACTTTCGATCGAAATGGAAATCATAATGCTTCACTCTTCACCTCTTTCATACGGCGTCTGGTTGGCTTCCATGTCGTCGTTCATGTCTTCCATCTGATCGCGCGGCATCATGATCCAAGTGCAGCGGCATTGGATCACATCTCCGGCGGCGCCCTTCGGATCACGCGGAAATCTGAGCCCGTTCGAGAACTTCTTGTCGTGCGGTACAACTTCGCCCTGTAGTGACCAGTGGTCGTGGTCGGCATCCTTGTAGAGCCCGGCAGGATTGCCTCGGACGCGCTCGTCGCCGGCATTTATCCACATCTTGTCCAGGTCTGGGATGACCTTGGCGGCATCTTGCATGGCTGCAGCCTGGCCGATAGAAACCGCCGTGAGCGTCTCGGTGCGGGCGATCACTTGCGCGCGCTTGCCGATATTCTCCACGTCCCTGAAACGATCGGCGATGTCCTTCGCGATTTGGCCCACGCTTTTACCACTCGAAACGCCTCTCTCGATGACTCCCATGATGCTGTTGGTAGTAGTCTCGTTGATCTTTGCGAAGGAAGAAATCCCGCGCTCTTCCAGGATAGCACGGCGTTGTTTCTTGCCCTTCGCACGGAGCGCGGCGATTTCATCTTTGGCAGGTAGCTTGAAAGGCACGTCAAGAGCCGAGCCATAGCCTAGCTCCGCGGTGGCTTCTAGCGCGTCAACTGTGGGCGAAACAGCCTTCGGCGTGAACTTGTTGAGGTCCTCTCGAAGCCTCTTTTCGAGCTGCTTCTTGTTCTTGATCTTGGCTGCCTTGAACGACCTACGGCCGGCGCCATCAGACTTGAAGGAAGGCGCCTCGTAGTTCTTCTCTTCCTCAAGGAACTTCTTGACCAGCTTGATTGCCGCTTCTGCCTGGTCGGAGAACATCTTGAGCGTAGACTTCATGACGTTGACGCTGGCCTTTTCTGCCCCGTCTCTGATCATGGCTTCGCGCCTGTCGAACCAATCACCATTTGACTTTATGAGCCGACGGACTCTCTCGACTCCCTTCGTGCTCTCGTCTTCAACCGTCTTGGACTCGCCCAGCTCGGCGCTGGCTGTCTCCGGTGCTGTCGTCGGAGGCGCGGGCGCGGCCGCAGGCGCCTCCTCTGGCGTCGGCGTGAAGCTCCGACCGACGTCGCCCATGATCGCCTCGGCGTCGGCCTCGGAGAGCGCGAACGAAACACGGATGATGTTGACGCCGCTCTGGCGCGGGAGCTGGCCGGTGGCAACCGAGGCGACGACCTGCACGAGAGACGAGACCTGGGCGCCGTTGAGCGACTGCGTCGGCGTAGTGACTTGATTTACCTGAGCCTCTGCCGATACGGGCTCTCCCGCCGAAGGCGAGGGATCGACCTCGGCTGCAGCATCGACGCCGGGAATGGCGGGCATCGGTGCGGTTCCGGGCAGGGCATCGCCGCCCTCGACCGGCTCGGCTTCCCAGATCTCTTCGCGAATCTCGTTGAGGGTCCGCGTGGTCTTCATCGCTGTCGCCAAGTTTGCCTTCGCGAGCTTGTCTTCCTGGAGGGCATCGACATCGCTCAGGTCGAATTCCAGGAAGTACCGCTCGCCAAGTTCTTGCTTGAAGGCGAGCGTGAGAGCGCCGGCAATGAGGCGCATCATCGGCTTGAGAGTCGAAGCCCAGAAGTTCTTGACGGCGGTCTTGTACTCCTCGGAGCCAAGGCTGCCGGTCGTCGCGAGGCCGACCTCCTGCTTCGGCACCTTCAGCAGCGCGAGGATGCTCTCCCGATTCCGATCAATGTGATATTCGAGGCGCTGGTCTGCAATCGTATGCCCAACGGGCGATGCGGTGACGCCCTTCGGGAGAATCATGGTGCGCCGTTGATTGCGCCTGCCAGTGTATGCCATCTCGAAGGAGCGCAGCATACGAAGCGCCACGGCCTCGTTGGCTTCTTGCCCAATTGTAAGAGCAAGGCCAGGCGTGGCGCCTTTGAGGTAGAAGCTATTCAGGTACTCCTGAGAGTACCGATTGAAGAGGACGCTCTTCTGCCCGGGCACGAACGGCGACAGGCCCCAAAGCAGGCTCGACGGGTTCGGGCGCCTGACGTGAATGATCTCGTCGGGCGTGAATTCGAGCATGCGGCGGCTGACGTTGTGACCGTCAAATATGCCGGTGTCGTATGCGAGATAGCGCGACAGCACGCCGTTGCGATCGAAGTCTAGCGCGACCCCTTCGGCCGGGATGGTGATCATCTGGCGCTCGGCTTTGCGCTTCCAGATCAGAGAATTACCGCACAGCGTAGCATCGACGCCGATGGCGTACATCCAGGCGTGATAGTCCTGCAGCGGGTTTGGATTCTCGATCTGCGCCTGCACCGGGTGGTTCTCGGCCGGCTCGACGCGCATCTTGCCGCCGACAATCGTCTGCTTCATCACGCGCAGAAATTGATTGGAGATCTTGCCGGCGATCAAGTCCACGACGATGTAGACCCAATCTTCAGAGTAGAAGAGGCTTTTGAGCGTCATCGTATCGGCGATGGCGCGGTCTTCTAGCATCCACCTTCCGTCGCTGACATCGTTGGTGATGTCGCGCGAAAGGCTGGAGTCTTTGGCGTCGTATTCGGCCAGGTCGGCGACTGTCCGCTCGTAGACTTCAGCAACTTTGTTTTCGCTCATTTAGTCGTCATCTCCGCCGATGCTCTGATAGTATTTTTCAAGCTCGCTCATCGGCTGAGCCGACTTCGGCAGGTCTTCCAGGAACCGGATTGTGGCGTCTCCAATTCCGTATTGTAGCAAGGCCTTGTTGGCCAGCATAAGGGCTGAGACGCAGTCGTCATGTTTGCCGCTTGGCGCCGAGTAGACAAGCGAGCCCGAGCTGGTTGTCTCGACGTCATAGAAATCAAGCTCGGATAGCAACGTGTTCCACCTCGGCAGCCATAACTGCCCCTCAACTTCAAGGCTTGTCATGAGATTTGATACCATGTCCGCCTTGGATTGGTTGGTGAAGATTATGCCCTCAAAAGGCAAATCCGTCATTGACAACTGATCGTCGATTGCCGAGCCCACGCCGGTCTTGTCGTGGTTAACGATGATCGTCCTCTTGAAGTGGCGAGAGAAGAGAATCAGCCGCCTGATTGCCTCAGTGTACGGCATCTTGTGGAACCGCTCGAAGCCCACGACTTTTCGTGTCTCGATGTCGATGGCAAAGAAGACGGTCCAATCTGTCGTTTTCGCCCAGTCTGCCCCGATAACAACCGTGCTTTCTTGCGCCTCTGGTGCGAACCATCTCTGCCTGTCGCCGACAAGCTCGAGGTCAGGACCCCACAACCTGTCTCTGAAGCCGACGAAGACCTGCCCATCATCGACGAATTCAGCGAGGTAGAACTGCCTGAAAAGCCTGGAGGGCAATTCTCGCTGCGCGTCCTCGATCACCTTCCGATCGATGTGGGGATTGTCTGCGGTCTTGGCGTGAAGAAAGATCTTCTCGGGTGTCTTCCCGTTCTTGATCGCCCACTTCATGTGCTCTTCTGCTTCCATGCAGCCCTGGTAGAACCAGTTTTTGCCGAATGGATAGCTGATGAAGAGCATGGGGCCGGCGGTGCGCGTGATCGTGGTGCGCGCGCTCGCTCTGACCTCTGGCGCCATCCTGGACGCTTCGTCAAAGACGTAACCGTTTACGGCGGCGCCTTCGAGTGAGCTTGACTTCTGAGCGTGCCAGAATTC